TTTTAACACTAAGAGAACACAAATAGTGTCTTCGTTTGAAGAAGCTCTGAGACATGGTTTTATAATAAAATCATCTAGATTATTAAATGAAATGTATACGTTTGTTTTCATAAACGGTAAACCTGACCACATGAAAGGTAAACATGACGACCTTATAATGGCTACCGCTATGGCTATTTATGTGGGGGAAAACTCATTTTCCCAATTACAAAAAGCAGACAACTTGACTCGAGCTATGTTGGATAGTTGGGTTAAGACAGAACACGAATCCCAAGGTAGACCAGTTACGTTAAAACCAACACCAAACAGTTCAGTATTGACACCACATATAAATCATAACGCTACCCAACAACAAGTCTATAGAGAGTATTCTTGGTTATTTGGGGTTAGAAGATAATTAATATTCACTATTTATTCAAGACTAATATATTTAATATATGGCAAAAAATTTGACAGTATATCAAAGGTTAAGTAGATTATTTGGTCCTGAAGGTCCTAAAACTCAACAACCGACCTACCAACAATTTAAATTGAGTGGTAAGGAAATTTTAAAAACCCAATCAAAGGTTGAGTTTGAAAAACAACAATTACAAGCACAGCAAACTTTATATTTAGCTAAACAATGGCAAAAAATAGATAATGAGTTATATACTCAGTCGATATACTATGAACCAACTAGATTAGCTTCTTACTATGATTACGAGTCTATGGAGTTTACACCCGAGATTTCAGCAGCTTTGGACATTTACGCTGAAGAGTCAACTACACCTTCTGAAGATGGTTACACGTTGACTATATATTCTGAATCAACACGTATAAAGTCCATATTAGCTGACCTATTTAATAATATCTTAGACATCACTACAAATTTACCAATGTGGACTAGAAACACTTGTAAGTATGGTGATAATTTTGTTTACTTAAAAATCGATCCAGAAAAAGGTATAATAGGTTGTTACCAATTACCTAACATTGAAGTGGAACGTGTTGAGAGTGGTAATTACCCAAATGTCTACGGTAATGATGAAAACAAAGAACGAAAACTAAAATTTATTTGGAAAGAGAAGAACTTAGAGTTTAATTCATGGGAAATGGCTCACTTTAGACTTTTAGGTGATGATAGGAGACTACCTTATGGTACATCTATGTTAGAAAAAGCTAGACGAACATGGAAACAATTACTATTGTCTGAAGACGCGATGTTAGTTTATAGGACATCTCGTGCACCGGAAAGAAGAGTATTTAAAATATTTGTTGGTAACATGGACGATAAAGATGTGGAAGCTTATGTACAACGTGTCGCTAACAAATTTAAACGTGACCCGGTGGTTGACCCAACTAATGGAAATGTGGATTTAAGATACAATCAAATGGCTGTAGATCAAGACTTTTTTATTCCAGTGAGAGATCCAGCAGCACCAAACCCAATTGAAACATTACCTGGTGCAACAAATTTATCTGAAATCGCTGACATAGAATATATACAAAAGAAACTGTTAGCGGCACTTAGAATACCTAAAGCGTTTTTAGGTTTTGAAGATGTGGTCGGTGAAGGTAAAAATTTGGCCCTGTTGGACATAAGATTCGCTAGAACTATCAACCGTATACAGAAGTCTATGATTCAGGAATTGAATAAAATAGCTATTATTCATCTTTACATTTTAGGTTTCGAAGAAGAATTGGACAATTTTTCTTTAGGTTTAACTAACCCATCTACACAAGCTGATTTATTAAAAATAGAACAATGGTCAACTAAAATAGCACTTTATAAAGACGCGGTAGGTGACCCTGGAACTGGTATCGCTCCAGTGTCTAGTACATGGGCTAAAAAACACATATTAGGTTTCAGTGATGATGACATTAAATTAGATTTACAACAACAAAGATTTGAAAAAGCGATAGCTCAAGAATTGGAAAAGACTGGTGAAATAATTAAGAAAACAGGAGTATTCAACACTATCGACAAATTATACGGTGATATTGAAAAAACTGAGGAAGAAGGTGGTGAAACTTCTGGTGAAGGGGATGATGAGACCGCGACAGGTGCTGAAGGTTTAGGTTTTGATTTTGGTGGCGGTGAGACTGAACCTACCCCCGATTTGGGAGGTATAGGTGGTGAAACAACACCTGAACCCACTGGTGAAACTGAACCAGCAGCTGAATCGTATAAAATAGAAAAAGATTTACCTCTAATATTGGAACACAAAGGTATATTTTTACCAAACATAGATAAAAAAGTTAAAGACACTAATATTGAAATTGGGAAACTAAACAAACAAATAGACGATTTACTCAATGAATGATATTTATTTATAAATCATTTTTATTATGAAACCATTTGGATACTACAAGAAAGGGATAGACTCTATTTTAGAAAACACCTATACAAACAAGAAACTATTTAAAGAAAATTTTCACGTTGTTATGGGTGCTATGAAACTCTCTAAAGATTTTAGAGAATTTTTCACACTTTACAATGACATAGAATCTTCACCAAATGTTGAAAAGTATTCTGAACAGTATTTAAATGAAACTATCGACTATTTAAGACCTAAAATAGAAAATATTAGAAAAACTTGTAAAATTCTTGACAAAGTTTTTGAATCAAGGGAATCAATTATTGACCGTAAAGATAATGTATTTTATGACAATTTAGATTATCTAATTTTTAAAACTGGGTCTAAATCATTAGATAAAAGAATTGAATCTAAACATACATTAATAGAATCAATTAAGAATAGAAAAACAATCTCTAGTTTAGGTACTAAAGTATCACCTAACATCCTATCGTATACATTATCTGAAAATTTCAATAAAGAATATTCTTCACTATCAGACAATGAAAAGAAACTAATAAGTGAAGTCATCACTATGGATCCTAATACAATTAATGAAGAAATAAAATCGGAAAAAAAGTCTTTATTGACTAAGTTAAATATTTTAATAAGTGAGAATAAAGAAAATTCACTAATTGAAAAATTAGTTGAAACTAAAAATCGTGTACTAGAGTCCAAAAATGACAAATTAACACTTATAAAACTAAAACAACTGAGTGAAGATTTGAATTCTTAACATTTCATGTTTATACTTTTAACAAAGGTATAAAAAAAATATGAAAACAGGAAAAAAAATTCCCTTAAATGTGGATTCTAAATTTAAATCACATTTTGGGACAGTTGATTCCAAAAATTTAAAATCAATATATATTCAATTTTCTACATGGGTTGAACCCATAAATGAGTCTTCTTGTTGGGATTGTGTAGTTAAAAGTTTTGAAAAATCTATAAAGACAAATGTAAACAAATATTTGGATTTAAAAAAATTTAAACCAAAAACAATTGTTGATTTAGATTTAAGGAGTAGTGGAATTGAAACAAATAAAAGATCATTTTTAAAGTGTGAAATAACTTTATTCACAAACACCGATTTAAATTTAAAAAGTCCGTTATTGATTGGTGATTTAAATGAAATGACTAATAAGTTAATTGATTGTGAAAAACATAAAAGTGAACATTTTAATTTCTTTTCCACTAAATCTTAACTAACTTAGTTTTTTTCTTAACCCATTAATATTTATTATGTAGAATAACAAATTAAAAAAATATAGAAATGGGTTTTATTGACAATTCTAACAGTGGTATTGGTGGTACCGCAACACCTAACACACTTTACGCTTCAGCTGTATCCGAAAACCAGTTAAGTATTTATAACTACAATAATGTATATTTCCATTATAGTTTATCTGGTGGTTCAGAAGGCGGTGTATTAACTTTATCTCAACAAGGTTGTTACCACAACGGTCAACCCATGTGGACGTTTGAGGATGGTGTTTACAGTAGTGGATCTTTAGGTGTAAGTGACCCTTGTGGTTCCAAATCACACCAATTAAGATATGGTGGTATGGGAAGTCAAGGTAGCTGGGAGTTGTTAACTCATGGTTACATACATTCGTTTACGACTAATAACTCACTTAACATGTTCCTCACTCAAAGTTCGGGTACCACTGGTTGGAATTCGTACAGTGCATCTACCGATAATTACCCATATGGTAGATTTAGATTAGGTTCAGATGTTTATTCAGCAACCACAATAACAGCTATAACCACGACAGGTACAATATTATAATAATTCATTGAAATTATAAAGCCCTCACTACTGAGGGCTTTTTTTATGCTTGACTTAATATTTATCTAAAAAATATAATATGAAAATACTTGCACCAGGTGAAGTTGGTCGTGGAATTCTTATTGAGTATGACGCTGGATATGTGTCACCAAGTGAGAATTCAAAAATCATAAAAGAAATATCTGACCCAGATTTCGACAAGGAGGTTGAAATGTACTGTGTACTGCAAAAGTATGACACACCCAATAGGAATGGTAGAATATACCCTGAAAAAATACTAAAACGTGAAGTTCAGAAATATCAGGACATGATACGTAGAGGTAGTTCAATTTCTGAATTAAATCACCCCGAATCTTCACTTATTGATTTGGAACGAACCTCACACATTATAACTGAAACTTTTTGGGATGGTATTAGACTTATAGGTCGGTTAAAACTATTAACGACACCTGGATACCATAAAAGTGGTGTTGTTTCTAGTATGGGTGATATAGCAGCTAATCTATTAAGACAAGGTGTAACGTTAGGTATTTCGTCTAGAGGTGTAGGTTCACTTAAAAAGAATGGTCAATATAATGAGGTTCAAGATGATTTTGAATTAATATGTTTTGATTTAGTTTCATCACCATCGACACCAGGTTCGTACCTATTTAAAAACTTAGATGATGTGGATAAATATGATGAAGTGTTAGAAAACCACATAAGGACTAACGACACTACGATGGATAAAGCTTCAAACTTAATGAAAAGATTGGACAATTTTTTAAGTAGATAAATAAAAAATTATACTTAAGAATAAAATAAAAATGGTTTTTTATAAAATCAAATATATTTATTAAGAAAATCACAATAAAAAGTATGTCAAAACTAATAGAAAAAGCGTTGCTCGAAGCTGAACAGTTGGAAGAAACTATGAAAGCTAACGCAAAAGAAATACTTTCTTCAACCATGAAGGAAGAAATTCAAGATTTAGTAAAAGAATCGTTATCTGAAGAGTACGATTATATTGAAGAGCAGGATGAAGATGAAGAAGGAATTGAATCCGAAATCGAAGCTGAAGATTTTGAAGATTTTGAAGGTCTTGAGGACCTTGAAGACTTCGAAGATGAAGGTTTAGAGTTGGGGATGGAATTCGACGTAGAGGACGAGACTGAAGAATTTGATTCTGACGAACTGCCACCTCTCGATTTAACTGACGCTTCTGATGAAGAAGTAATAAAGGTATTCAAAGCTATGGGAGACGAAGACGGTATCATCATTAAACAAAGTGGTGATGAAATTCATTTGTCAGACGGTGAGGATGAGTACTTAATAAAATTACAAGAAAACATGAAAAGAAAAGAAGAAATGTCTGAAATGGAAGGCATGGAAGAAACTATGTACGAAATCGAAATGGATGAGGAAGGCATGGAAGATGAGGAAGTCATGTACGAAATCGAGATGGAAGAAGGTCAAGGTTATGATGACCGAGAAGATGAAAGACTAGGCATGAAACACGGTAAAATGTCATCTAAAGATTTAAAATCAATGAAATCTAGAAGAGATGATGCTCGTTTTGAAGATCGAGAAATGGGTGAAGCTGCACGTCAAAACAATTTAGGTCAAAGAATGAGAACTGGAAACAGAACTAATTCTTATAATAAAGAATCAAGAAAACACGCTGGTATTCGTTTACCAGAAAGTGAAATGTCTCGTAATTACAAACTCCTTAAAGAAGAAGTGGAGTCACTTAAAACTAAAAATGGTGAGTACAAAAAAGCACTTGTAACATTTAAAGAAAAATTAAATGAAGTGGGTATTTTTAACTCTAACTTAGCTTACGCGACAAGACTTTTCACCGAACACTCAACAACTAAACAAGAGAAAGTTAACATTCTTAGAAGATTTGACAATGTTAAATCATTGAAAGAGTCTAAAGAGTTGTACAAAGTGATTAAGGAGGAATTATCTCAGAATGTTTCTTCTACTAATTCAAAGAAAAATATTTCAGAAGCGGTAGAAAGAAAAATAACTAATTCTCCGACTAGTGGATCTAAAACAAAACTAATGGAAACCAAAGTTTACGAAAATCCACAGTTTACGAGAATAAAAGACTTAATGTCTAAAATTTAATAAACGTTTTTCTAAAAAATCTTAAAAAATGGGAGCATTATTAGAATCAGGTATGGTAGGTAACATCGGTCTTAAGCACCTTAAAGTTATCAAAGAAGATACCATCAATAAATGGAACAAGCTTGGGTTCCTAGAAGGCCTAAAAGGTCACAGCAGAGAGAACATCGCTCAGTTGTATGAAAACCAAGCAACACACCTAATAAACGAAGCTACGTCATCTGACGCTTCTGGTTCATTCGAAACAGTTGTATTCCCTATCATTCGTAGAGTTTTCTCTAAATTGTTAGCGAACGACATCGTTTCTGTACAAGCTATGAACTTACCTATCGGTAAATTGTTCTACTTCGTACCTAAAGTGTCATCAAGACAATCTAACGGTCAACATTGGGCACCGTTTGGAGCACCTGGTGCTGACGCGTCACAAATTCCAAACTCACCGTTCACTGCAACCACAATTAACTTGTACGATAACTTCTATGTAAGTAATGAACCACTTAGTGCGACTGACGGTCTTTATGACATCTCAAAAGGTCGTTATTCAGCTGCTACAGCGACTAACCCACCTGTACAGGTATGGAACGCAAATGCTAGAACATTAAGTGACGCTACAGCATCTGACACCGCGTTAACCAACTTAACCTCATCAACTAACTGTAACAATACTGTTATCGTTCAATTGTCAGGTTTCTCAAGTGCGGGTAACGGTAAATTGATTGGTCCTGTGGGTAACGCTATGGATACTGAAGAGTTCTTAGCTTCATTGACACTAACCACAACAGCTGCTACAACTTGTAAATCAGGTTCTACGTTCTATTCAGCAAATGACAACGTATTGTTTAGAGTTGTAACTCAAAAGTACGGTGAAGGAATAGTTCAAGGTCTAAACAATAGAACACAAACTAGTTTCCCACCAAACCCAGGTGGTTCATATGACAACATTTGTGACGCTAACGGTTACATCTACTTGGAAATCGATTTGACTTGTCCAGCTTGTATTAAGTGTGATTCGGTTGATGGTTATGTTTGTTCATATTACAGTTCAGCAGCATTCGAAAATAACACATTAACACCGTTCACTGCAACTTGGAGAATCTACGAAGACTTAGAATTTGAAGAAGAAATGGGTGAGGTATCATTCGACCTTGAGTCAGTTACCGTATCTGTTACTGAAAGAAAACTAAGAGCACAGTGGTCACCAGAATTAGCACAAGACGTTTCAGCGTTCCATAACATTGACGCAGAAGCTGAATTAACAGCTTTGTTGTCTGAGGAAGTTGCTGCTGAAATTGACCGTGAAATTCTAAGAGACCTTAGAAAAGGTGCAGCATGGAACCTAAGATGGGATTACAATGGTTGGAAGAGATTCCAGTCTGGTCAAGCTCCTTACACACAGAAGGATTGGAACCAAACTCTAATCACTGCGATTAACCAAATCTCAGCTCAAATCCACAAATCAACCTTAAGAGGTGGTGCTAACTGGATTGTTGTTTCTTCAGAAGTATCAGCAATCTTTGACGACTTGGAATACTTCCACGTATCAAACGCAGCACCTGAACAAGATCAATACAACATGGGTATTGAGAAGATAGGTACATTGTCTGGTAGATACACAATTTACCGTGACCCTTACTTCCCACCAAACCAAATCTTGATTGGTCATAAAGGTACATCACTGTTGGATACTGGTTACGTTTACGCACCATACGTACCGTTACAGTTAACACCAACAATGTACAACCCATTCAACTTTACACCTATCAAAGGTATCATGACTAGATACGCTAAGAAGATGGTGAATAACAGGTTCTATGGTAGAATCACTGTTGATGGTGTACGTACATTTGACATCAAAGAGTTAAGATAATCTAAGATTATAACTCAATAACAGTAAAAGGTCAGAGAAATCTGACCTTTTTTATTTGAATATTATTAGTTGTTTTTAATTTTATGTCTCATATATTTATATGTAAACATTCGAGACTATGGGTAGAAAAATTGTCATACCAAAAAATGAAGTTAAAGAAATTATTAAATTATATGTTGAGGATAAGATAGGTACACCAACATTAAGTGAAAAATTTGGTTACGGTAAATCAATAATAAATAGGACATTAAGAGAAAATGGTGTAATTGTTGACACACCCGGTAGAAGATTTTTAGGGGGTAAAAAAGTATCTGACGCTAAATATTACGTAAATAATAAAATCGAAATATTGGAAAGACATAAAAATTGGTCAACCGAAAATAAAGAAAAACTAAAAAACTACCATAAAGAGTGGAGAAATAACAATAGGGAAAAGATTAATGAGTATAAGCGTAATTACGAAAAAAATAAAAAAAGTACAGATCCCACCTATAAATTAAGTTGTAACATTCGT